AGTGCCCGCGCCGGGCCCCGCACCGCCACCGCCCGTGCCACCACCGCCGGCGCCGGCGTCGGGTGCCCGCTGGATCGCGCGCTCAACCATAGCTCTCCTCCTCGGTCTGCAAATAGTGCTCGATTGCCTTGGTCATCTGCTCCGGCGAGCGCCCCATGATGTTGAGGATGCGCAGCACGACGCGCTGCATCCCGGCCTGATAGGCGAGATCGCCCTCGGTCAATGGCGCGTCCGGCTTGAACAGCTTCGAGAACCTGACCAGGTCCTGCAGCACGCGCTCGCCGTGCGCTGAGCTGAAGGTCTGGATGAAGTCGGCCCGCTTCTGCTTGCGGATAACGAGAATCCTGAGCTCACGCGACATTAAGCGCGCCCGCCTTGCCGGCGGCCTTCGCGAGCAGCGCGCCATTGCGCGCGCCGCGATCCTGGTCGAGACGCTCGCGCTCCTCCTCCACGATCTTCGCCCGCGCCGCCCGGATCGCCTCGACCTGGCGCACCGCGCGGATGAAGCGCGGCGACATGCCGTTGAGCTCGGCGACGCCGCGGCCGATTTCGTCGGTGTCGAAGTTGTCGAGCAGGTCGGGCGTCGTCGCGGCAAACGGCGCGAGCACCTGGTAGGTCCGCGAGATGCCGAGGAGCTCCTGCGCCCGCTGCGCGCTGGCCGCCGGCGAGGTGTATTCCACGTCGAACTCGCGGCCCTGGATCGTCCGGGGCGGCGGCGGTATCTCGCCGGCGCGCAGCTTTAGCCCGAACACGCGGATGATCATCGGCCCGAGATATTCGCCCTGCTGCCGCCCGAGCGTCGGGTTGATCAGGAGCATGTTCTCGGCGTCTTCCTTGAGCACCTGCGTCGCGGTCTTTTCGACCGTCTCGGCGGTCTGGAACAGCGCGTTGAGGAACGCCGTGCGGATCGTCGTGCGACGCTGCTCCATCATTTCGAGCGAGATGTCGATGCGCGCGTTGTTCTCCAGCGCCCTCATCATGACGGTGCCGCGCGCGTCGATCCCGCCGTAGTTGATCCCGCCGGGCGTGGTGCGCACCGGCATGATCACGCCGTCATCGGGTAGCAGCATCGGCGGATCGGCGACTTTCTGCGCCGCGCGGATCACCGTGCGGCTCATGACGTTCAGCATCTTCACGTCGGGCAGCACGGTCCACGCCGGCGAGCGGCCGTAAATCTCGCCGGGTAGCCTGGTCCAGCGCGGGCAGAGCCAGGGGAACTCCTCGAAGCCCGACACCTCGAGGATCTGGCGCTCGCTTTCCTCGAGCCAGACCGCTGCGAAGGGCATGTTCCCGGCATCGAGGCGTCCGGGCGCGCGATCGGTGCGCGGATAGGTGCAATGGATCACGGTGAAGGTCTGATCCGGCCGGTTGTCGGCGAGCGCCTTCACGACCGGGCGCGGCAGTCGCTCGCTCGGCCAGCGCTGTCCCATCTGCCGCGCCGTCATCGGGAGCTCGAGGTGGACGGTGTCGATGCGGCCCTCCTCGCTCTCGGCCAGGTAGGTCGAGGCTAGGTGGTAGGAGCGGAAGCGCACCGCGCCGGCGCGTGTCTCGCCGATGAACATCGGCGCCGTCCCGAACGCGCCGAGCTGCAGGTAGGTCTCGTGCGCCGCCGCAACGAAGCCCCTCGCGGGCGAGGAGAAGTCCGCATACATCGCCTCGTTCGCCGTCTCGAGCCAGGCCTTCACCTCCTCGCGCCGGTTGAGCGCCGGATCGGTCATGCGCAGGCGGAACCACCTGACCGCCGGATTGGTCAGCATGGCGTGGAGGCCCGCGGCGAGCGTCTCGTTTGCAAAGATCGCCGTCGCGTCGTAGACCTTCTCGGTCCGCTTCTCGCCCGGCGAGCGCTTGCCGGTGAAGTCCGCGCAGCGGGGAAGCACAAGCTCGGCGATCTCCTGCCATACGCTCTCGAAGTTGGCGCGCGCCGCCTTCAGCGACTTGTGGCGCGCGATCAGGAGCTCGGGCTGCTCAGGCATGTCAGGCCTCGATTTCCAAGATGTGGTGCCGGTGATACTTCATGGTCACGCTGCGCCGTTCGCGCTCGTCGAGCTCGGTCCAGGTGAGGCCGCGCGTGATCCCGCTGTCGAAGGCGTGATCCGGGTCGCGGAACTGCGCGTGCATCTGCTTGCGGCCGACACCGTCCCACCATGCCGCCGCAAGGCTCGCGACTTCCTTGACCGTGTAGCCCGAGCTCAGCCGCGTCAGGGCATCGTGGGCGCCGTGCTCGAGCGCCAGACGGTCGGCCGGGACCACCGGTGGCGGATCGCCCGGCAGGATCAGCTCGGGCAGCGCCGGGGTGAACAGGCGGGCGCTCATGGCCCGCCTAGCACAGTCGATTTCTGGACCGGCGCGGCGCCGAGCTGGCCGCCGGTCAGCACGGTCGAGCTGAGCCCCGAGGCGGCGAGGATGCGCCGGCGCTCGCGCTCGGCGGCTTCCGCGATCGCCGGATCGCCGCGCGAGGGCGCCGGCGCCGGCGGCTGCACGATCGGCGATTTCGGCGGCTTCAGGATCGTGGTCACCGCGCCGACGACGCCCTGGACCAGGTTCGCGAGAAAGCTCATGGTTGCCTCCTAACCGAGCTCGTCATAATCGTTGATCGCGTGGCTCTGACGCCGGCCGCGGATGCGCGCTCCGCCGGCGGTGAGCTCGTCGTAGTCATCGTCGGCGTGGCTCTGGCGCCGGTGCCCCTCGCGCCGCTTGGCGCGGCCGGTGATCTCGAGATAACTCCCGCCGCCGAGCAGGAGATACTGCAGCGCGTCCTGCGGATGGCTCCACGGGCCCTGCTTGTCGGGCCGGTCGTCATAGCGCTCGCTGTTCGCGATCCTCAGCCGACGATAGCGGTAATGGCTGTTGAAGCCTTTGCGCAGCACCTTGCAGGTCGGCGAGAGCAGGAAGCCCGGCGTGCGCGCGTCGATCGGGCGCAGCGCGTGGCGCACCGCCTCGAGGCGCGGCGTCAGATCGTTCGTCGGCGCGCCTCGGATCCTGAGTTTCGTGGTGTCGCTGACGATCTCCATCCAGCTCGCCTCGTCGCTGTCACCGGCGACCGTCGCCGCCGGGTCGCACCACACCCGCGTCACGCCGTCATCGTGCCGGCCGGTGATCGTCATCCCGGCATAGCGCTCGGCCAGGCGCGCGTTGAGCTGCTCGCCGAAGCGCTGGGCGCCGATGTCCTCGATGCAGAGCTCATCCAGCACGCGCCATTGGCCGTTGCCGAGGCGTTGTGCGAAGACCGCGGCCGGCGTGCGCCCGGCGTCGAGGCCGAGGTGCAGGGGCAGCTCGCGGATCGGGCGCAGCGGCTCGGGCGCGACATGGGTGGCGTCCTCGAATTCGGGAAAGACCACCTTGCCGTCGCGGCTGTAGCCGAACTCGGCCCGGATCATGCGCCGGACGTACCACTCGGGCGCGCCCTTGGCCTGCTGCTCGTAGTAGCCCGGCGGCAGGTGCTCGAGGTTCTCGGCCTGGGGCGAGAATCCGCTCGGCTGCCGGAAGAACGCGAAGCTGTCCGGGCGATCCTCCACGAACACCCGGTAGGTCCAGTTGTCGATGTCGGGCGCGTTGCAGTCGCACCACAGGCCGAACCACGACGGGCCGCCCTCGTCGATCGTCGGATAGCGGCCGGCGCGGCCGCGCGCATAGATGAACACCTCTTCGCCGAGGAGGTCGGCCTCGTTCAGGTAGAACGCCGTCGGCTCGTAGCCGCGCAGCACGTCCTCGACGCGCTGCTCGCCGATCGCCACGAACTCGACGGTGAAGTCGACATGCGTGCCGTCGCGCAGCCCGAAGCGAATATGATGCTGCGCCGGCTCGCCCTCCCCGCCGATCCACTTGCCGATGCTCGGCGCGAGCCAGCGCTGCCAGGTGCGGATCGTGGTTTTCCAAAGGCCGCGATAGGTATCCCTCACGACGCAGAGCTTGAACTTGCGCACGCCGTCGAGCGTCGAGGGCCGCTGCGCTTGCGCCAGCGTGATCGCCTTGATCAGCGCCGCCGAGGTCTTGCCCGAGCCGATCGGGCCCATGATCGCCGAGACGGGGTGACGGTCGAGCACGAACGCCGTCGCCACCGGCCCCGGCTTCCGCCAGTTGAGCTTGAGCTCGATCGGGCCCGTACCCGTTTGGTGAGCGCCGGTCATGTCGCCGCCCCTGTTCCCTTACCCCATGCGCGTCGATGATCGGGTCGCGACCGACTTTCCCAACACATGAACCTGTCGGAGGCCGAGGTGGAGGCGGAGGCGCGCGGGCGCGCGGGGGGGGTACCCCGGCACCGGGGGGGGTCGATTTGTGGCAGTGCGCTCGACCATGACGCGCGCGATTGCCGAGCGGCGCTCGCCGAGCAGGTCGAGCAGCTTCGGCATCGAGGCGCTTGCCGAGCAGGTCGAGCAGCTTCGGCCTCGAGGCGCTTGCCGAGCAGCTCGAGCAGCTTCGGCCTCGAGGCGCTTGCCGAGCAGGTCGAGCAGCTTCGGCCTCGAGGCGCTTGCCGAGCAGGTCGAGCAGCTTCGGCCTCGAGGCGC